GGCGCCGCAAACCCCGGGGGATATACCCCTCGGAAGGACCCGCAGACGGGCAGCAATCGCCGATTCTCGCCGTTCTGTGAGGCGTGCCCGGATTCGTGCATCTCACTGCCCGGATTCGTGCAGGTCGTTGACATGACAACGCTCCCACGCATCAATGATCGCTTTGACCTTAGTCAAGTCTTCAGTCTGCATGTCAATCTCGGTGCCGCAGTGACCAGTCATGACGATCCGGTAGTAGATCGAGATGCCTAGCTTGTCGTCGCCGACGACGGGCTCGTGCAGCAGAGTCACTGCGAGGTGCCAGACATCCATGAGGTCGACGCGCATACGTGTCCAGGTGTCGTTCGCGTCCTGCTTCCACAGGAGCGTCGCACCGTGCACGCGCAGCCCGCTGGATTCGCTCACGTGGTCTTGCGCGGGCGTCCAGGTCCACGACGCGCCGGCTTGTCTGCGGTGGGCTCAGGCGCGGGGGGCTGCCGCTTGGGTGGGGTCTCGGCTTTGACCTCAGCGTGCAGGCCAGTCAGCACGATATCGACGTGTCGGCTGATGTTGTCCAGCCGGCGCTGGAGCTCGCGCAGGTCGACGCGATTGCTGGCCTTCTTGCATTCTTGCACGGCCAGCTTGAGCTCGGCCTTGATCGCTTTTGATCCGCTGTACGCTTCGAGGTGTCCGGTCATGCTCGCCTCCGACGGGTAGAAGGCAGCCTGGGCGCGGCATTAGGGTTGTGAGGAAACGCGCCCAGGCTGGGTGGTAGGTAACTCAAAACACGGGCGCATTATAGCGAAGCCGAGGCGATTTGTCTTTACGTCCTTTGATCCAGCGCAGCGGTGACCCACTCGAGGAACTCCCCGGTCTTCACGTGATCCGTGCCGGCCTCGAGGATGATCCAGCCGTCGAGCTGTAGCAGGTTCATCTTAACGCGGTCTGCTTGAAATCCTTTGGCCGTGCGGTGGCGAGACTTGTAGCCGTAGACCCCGTGCACCTCGAGCGCGACACGCTGGTCTTTCCAATAGAAGTCAAAAAGAAACCGGCGGGGGGCCAGTAGGCGACCCTCCCGCCGGTATCCGGTCAGACCCGCAGCGTCGAGCTGCTGCTGCACGCTGGCCTCAAGGGGTGACCCGCGCCGCGCTTTCTTGGTGTTCTTCTTGGCGCGTTTGCGCGGCACGGGCTCCCTTTGCCTCAGTTGGTTGTGCGGTGCTCCGGTAGGAACTTCACCAACGGCTCGTCCTTATACCGCGCCTGCACCTCAGACGGTAGGAAGCTGCGCAGGATGAACCGCTTGTGCTCGTCGCGCTCGTTTCGGTATCGCTCCTCGACCTCGGCCAGATCGGCGGTCGAGAGCTGCACCTCTTGTGAGGAATCAATCGGCAACCCGTATTTAGGAACGATCGGTCCCCAGAAACGGTTGGCCTGCGATTTAGCTTGGCACCAGTGCTGATAGATCCGATCGCCCGTCGAACCTGGCTGCGTCCAGACTCTCAGGCTGGCTTCCTGATCCTTGTCGTAACGACGCACGGTGCGCTGGAAATGCAGCACCGCGAGCACCTGCTGAATCGACATGTAGTTGGTTACCGTGCGCTGACCGTTCCATGCATCTTTTACTTCGCTCTCGTACTTACACCAATCCTCGCTGCTGTTGGACTGGTGCCACAGCTCGCGACGATCCTCGAGCAGACCACCCTCTGCCGGCGGCTGATACCGCTGCAACTTGCAGACGACCCACACGAGATACTGCGTGATCTCGATGTCATAGAGACCGTATCGCTTCGTCGGCAGATAGCACGTGGTGGCGGGTAGCAGCATCACTCCACCTCCGGCTCGATCACTTCGCCCGTAGTGGCGTCCAAGCGGATCACGCTCTCCTCGATCGTCGACATCAGGGCCGCGTTGCCTTTCCCGCTGCCAGTCTTGATCTCGACCTCTGCGTCCTCGAACGCAAACTCACTGCGATCCGCTTGTGCAATCAGCCCGGCTTCGCGCTCCTTGAGCTCGACGAGGTTGGCTGCACGACGCAGCACGGTCTTGCGGGCCATCTGGCCCCAGTCAGTAACCCACGGGCCGGCACCCTTGGCTTTCGACTTCTCGCGCACGTGCTCGATCTCGTCGCGGTTCATCACTTCGGTCTGGTGGCTGCCGTCGTCCATGACGAGCTTGCAGAACGCACCGACGATTTCGCCACGGTCACCGCCCAGGCGGCGCTTCATCGTGAAGCTGCTTTCCGTCCACTCGTAGTCGTCGTTCTCGTAGATCAGCCCGGTGTGGATCTCTTTGACACCGCCGGCTCGCATAAGCTTGACGATGCCGCGATAGCCGACGATCAGCGTGGCGTTGTTGCCGTGCGCTATCGCATAGGCCTGGTGCAACGGCCCGTTGAGTTGCAGACCGAGCCGGGCAGCTCCGAGCACGCATTCAAAAACGCTGGCCGGGCTGGCCTTGGCGAGCTCCTTTGGCGGGTTGCGGGCCAGGTCGATGAACTGCTGCATGAGCGCGTGACGGGTCTTCGCGTCCTCGAACGGCATAGACCGCATGATCTGCTGTTGGCGGCCAGGGTCGCGCAGTTGCGCCTCAAGCGGGGTACGAGCAACGATCTGTGTATCAGCCATTGAAGGCTCCTTTCGGTTAGAGCGACTTGGGCAGCATCAGCCGACGATAGACGCCAGCGCCTCGGGGCTTCGTCTCTGCCTTTCTGTGGTACTCGTAGTACGTGACGAGGGGCTCGCCGTTGACCGTGCCGGCCTCGGCAAACTCGTTGCGGTCGGGATCGTAGAGGCTGGCGTGCAGGGCCTTGGTCAGATCCTTCACCAGCGCGTTGGCGTCTCGTGCGTCGGCCTTCGCCTGGATCAGCTCGGCCAGCAGCTCGCGGTCAATCTCGCGTGTCAGGTTCGGTGCCCGTTGAATGCGTTTGATCGCCTCGGTGCTCGGCAGATCGGCCGGCACGTCATCGCCAATGATGTATTTGTTCCACCACCGCTCGCCCACGGTCGTCAGCGTGTCGATCAGGTCGTCGTGACGGTTCACCTTGTAGAGCCGCAGTCGCTGGCTGCCGAATGCCGGCATGAGCCCGGCTGCGACGTGAACGGCATCGAGCTCGGCCACGTGCATCTGCCACTGGCACTGGCAGATCACCTTGTGCGGCACCTCGTCCGTGTTCGGTTCTCCCCAGTCTTCCTCGACGCGATAGCTGCTCGTTTTTACCTCGACGGCTTCGGGCGCGTCCATGACGAGCGCGTCCAGGTTCGCGTGGAACGGCATACCTTTGACACGGCGGTAAACGTTCTTTCGGATCTTCACCCCGAGCTTGCCGGCCGCCCAGTCAGCGATCCCCGCTTCGACGACATCCCCAAACTCAGTCGCGTCGTTGCCGTCGAACGTCGTGACTCCGTGCTTCTTCTCGAGCCAGAGGTCGTACTGCGTTCGGTTGTTGTGACCCAGCAGGGTCGCGATATCGCTGCCGCCAATGCTGCGCTGGCGTTGCAGCCGCTGTCGTTCCGTGATGGCCATTGAAGGCTCCTGTCAGTGTTGGCAGGGCACCGCTTCGATAAGCGACAGAATCGTTCTCTCAGGCAGCTCGTCGATCAGGTTGTCGTCCGAGTACACCTCGGTGATCTGATCCACGAGCACGGTGCCTGCCTTGGTTTCGTAGTAGTCGACCGTGATCGTGTATCTCGTGCCGCCCACGGTGACGTTGAATTCCCGGCTATCTAATGCCCCTCGCACAATTCCTCTTATCTAGCAGTCGCCAGGCTGCTCTTGCGGCGGCGGCGGCGGCGCGCTCCGCGGCGGCGTCGGCGGCGGCGGCGGCGGCGCGCAGCATAGTGTAAGCGTCGCCGGCGGCGTACGCGGCGGCCACGGCGGCAGAAGCGGCGGCGGCGGCGGCAGAAGCGGCGTCGGCGGCGGCGTAGCGCAGCGCGGCGTCGGCTTCGTGGTCGGAGGCGGCGGCGCGCAGCGCGGCGTCGGCGTCGGCGGCTGCGTACGCGGCGTCGGCGGCGGCAGAAGCGGCGTCGGCGGCGGCGTACGCGGCGGCGGCGTCCTCGGCGCGCACGGCAGCGGTGGCGGCGGCGTTCGTGGTCATCTCTGCTCCTTTCACAAAATCAGGGAGCCGGCGCACGCACTGACGTCCTGCGCTGCCGACCCCCCTTAGCTGTTGCGATTCCCGGCGTCCCGTTTCACGCTTCAGCACGTCAGACAATCTGCGACAGACCCATTTGCTTATCGGATCAGTACCTCGTGACGTTGCGTACCTTGGGCGGGCGAGCTCCGCCGGTTCGCCAGATCGGCGGATCGTCTTGCTCGAGCTTGGTGACGCGATCACTCAGCGATTGCACTTCGTCGACGCCGGCCTGCATGACGGTCAAAACGTCGCAGAGCTTCTCGGTGTCGCGGGTGTCGGCTTGCGAGACTTCGCGGTGCAGTTGAATCACGGTCTCCTCGAGCTGGCGCAGGCGTTCCCTGGTCTTGGTGCCCGTCATCGAAACCACGACCAGGGCCAGCGTAACCGCGATCAGCAAGCCGACCAGAATGCCGGCTTCGTTAGGCGAGATATTGTTCACTAGACCTCCCGACTGAACAGGAATGGTTGCGGCGGGGAGCCCTTATGCCCGGTCCCGTCGATTTTGTCCACGACTAAAAGTCGAGCTGATCGGGCGTCAACGGAATGCCGCCTGACGGATCAGCCCCTCGGTGGCGCTCCCTAAGATCGTCGAGAACGGCCCTCGCAGGCTCCGTGACGGCCTCGGTCGCCTTCTCGCGGTAGTCGCCTCGCATGGCCTTGTCGAAGGCCGCTGACGAGGCGCACAAGCGCTCCAGCCTCAGCGGACCCTTCACCCAGTCAGCGAGGGGCAGCAGCGCGGCCTCGAGGCGCTCGAGCGGCTGCTCGAATCGACCGAGCTGGTGACGAACCTGCGAGCGGGTCGCGCCGGTCAGGTGCGAAACCGCAGCCAGGCGATCGTCGGCCTCGGCGATTCGGTTCCACCCTTCGACGATCTCGATGTCGAAAAGCGGCCGGCGCTCGTGGTCTTTTTCTTCTGACAAAACACTCTCCAATCCCCCCCCCCTGACATCTGTAGGCGATGCTGATGATGCTTGGGGATGGGGATGATGAACTTGTCTTACTGTTAGAGGTGCGCACTGTGCGCATACATCCTGCTCACCCTGCGCATCATCCCTGCGCACTGTGCGCACCCCCTCATCAGGGGGGTGCTCACCCTGCGCATCATCCCTGCGCACTGTGCGCATCCCATCGGCGCTTGGATGCTCACCCTGAGCATCCCTCGGTTCGTTTTGTTTCGGGATTCGCGCACAATTTGACCAGACGATGCGAAAGATCCGCAGCCGTTTGGTGCTCTTTTTCACGTCGATCAGGCCGGCCTGGACGAGCTCGTCCACCGACCGACGCACCGTCCCGAAGCTGATTCCGCTCTCGGTTTCGAGCTGGCGATGCGACGGGAGGAACCGAAAGCCGTGCGGGTCGTCCGATCTCACCTCGAGCGCGAGCAGCCGCAGGATCGCCCAGGACGAACTCCGCAAGCTGCGGGGCTCTCCTGCGCTGTCCGTGTAGGTGAATGCGTTGGCGTCGATATGACGCAGGTGGGCATTGTAGAAGTTGATGGCCATTTTCCCCCTTTCGGCTTCCCAGCCGGGTCGCGACCGTAACGGATGCGCGATCAAATGGTCAAGGCACGAAAAAAGCCCGCGCTGCGGGATGGGGTACCGCAACGCAGGCCGGCTGTAGCGTGGAGCTGCCGGGCTCCCCGCCCGAAAGGAGGAGCGCAGTCTGGCAGCTACCGCTGAAAACGCAAGGGGATCAGTGGGGAGATTGCCGGCGGTAGATCAGGTGCAGCAGTACAAGGAGCAGCATGGCGTGAGCTGGGCGGCCTTGCACCGCTACAGCAGCCAGTAGCGCGATCAGAGACCAATAACAGCCGTAAGGCAACGGCAGGCGCTCGGCCAATCAGTGCTCCTAAAATGGCCCCCAGCACCGTGCTGGGGGCCGCGCCGCGTGCGAGGCTGGCACCGCGCACAGCTATCGCCGGCAGTATATGCGCTCAAACCCGTAATTCTAGGGTGCTCGAATGCCCGAGGGCAAAATGTCAGCGGCAGCAGTGGACATTTTGTCCCAGCGGTGTACCTTTTGTTCGTCGGGCATAGGGCTCGACGCCGAAAGGGGGCTCTTCAATGAGCAGTGCGAGCAAGCCGACACTGGGCGAAATGATCGCGGGTCTGGCTGCGGTCTGGTCGATCTTTGCGCTGGCGTACCTGTTTCTCCTGACGTTTTAGGGGGCCGCCATGCGCTGGCGAGAGCCGCATCAGCCTGGACACCTACGTCGCGGTGGTCAGCTCGACATCGTGCGCCGTGGCGACGACGCGAAATGCGCACGGCTGACGGAGGAGCTGGTGAGACAGATTCGATCGAGCAACAAGTCAGACAGCGCCTGGGCTAAGGAGCTGGGCGTGGCCAACACCACGGTAAGGTCTGCCCGGCTGGGCATTACGTGGAAGCACGTTCCGATGAAGGAGGATCAATGACTGCGATGTGGGAATTCACGATCCCGAGAGCGACACGTCGCGCTCGACGCAGCGATCCGGTGACCTCGCACGAGGCGGCCACCGCTATCGCCGGCAAGCTCGGCACGGTGCAGCAGTGGGTGCTGCGGTGCGTCAAAGCGCACCCCGGCCTGACCGCCCCGGAGCTCGCCCGGCGGTGCGATATCGGGGACGTGCGCAAGCTGAACCGCCGGCTGCCCGAGCTCGAGCGAGCCGGGCTCGTCCAGCGTGAAGTCACCTTCCTACCGTGCAGCGTGTCGGGCCGCAAAGCGGCGCGGTGGACAGCTCGAGGATCGCGCTGATGGGCTTCCTGGAATGGTGGAGTCGCTACAACAAAAAGCACGCAGACCGCCGCGAGCGCCGGGCAGCCCGTTTGCGTCAGGTCATCTGGGAATGGGACGCGCAGATCCGCAAAGACAACATGCACGCAGACGTGCAGTACGCGCTGTCGCCGCACGATGCCGAGATACTGCGTGGCAAGCCGTGCGAGCTGCACACCTTTTTCACGTACCGACTGCCCAACAATCACTTGGTCCGCATTCGGGTCGCCCCGATCGGTGACCAATATGTCAGCGATACGCTAATCATTCACGATCCCGACGACTATTATGAGCGGCCGCAGTCAGGCCCCGTCGAGGGGATCGACCAACAGCAAAAGGAGGGACGCCATGACTGATCGAACGATCATGTCTGCTTGGGAAGTCGCGCAGGAGCTCGACCGCAAGGTGATCGCGGTGAAGCGCGACATGGAAGCCGGGAAGATCCCTGGTGAATGCCTGCCGCTCGGCGAGCGGAAAACCACGTGGGTCGTGCAGCGCGAGGTCTTCAAGTCGTGGATGAACCGGCCGATCATCGACGAAGACAACGACCAGGCTGACGGCGATGAGATTGCACCGGAGGGGACCAAGATGCATCTGGTCTTGGTCGACGGGATGTGGGTCGAGCAGGTGCCGAACCCAGAAGACTACTAAGAACCGCTGGGTGTCGGCCGCAAGGCACGAGGCCGGTATTGTGGGGGTAGCCCGGACAGCGGGAAGGGAAACAATGCAACAACAAGCGATCGTGAGCACGCGCTTGCAGCTCGATCAGTACGATACCAAGGCAGCACGCATGAAAGCAGCAGAGGCCGTTGCAGACGCACTGGCCGAGCGGCTTGTGCAATTGATCGACGAGTCGGGGTTGTGGCGCGACAACGAGCCCGAGCTGCGGTTCACTGCGTGCAGCTTCGACCTGGCTGAACCGAAGGTCTCATGTCGTCACTAGACGAATGGCCGGTGAGCGAGGAAGAAATCGAATGGATCCGTCGCAGCTCAGGATCTCAGGCACACAAGGCACGGCTGCTCGGTCATCTGCTGCGGATACGGTCTGACCCTGCGTTTGAGGAGCACGAGCCGTACAGGCTGAAGCACCTGCACCAGAAGAAGAAACGACGACTAAAAAAGCCCCGCCCCGGTCGGTGACCGAGGCGAGGCCGGCAAAAGGAGCGGGCGCGACGGTCAACGTCGCGTCCGTTCTCTTTGTTACAGCAAGACCAGAAGTCGGGCGACGATCGCAAGCGAGCTGCGGGCCGTCTCGCGCAGGATGTCGTCGAACTTCTCGCCCTCGATCACAGCGCGGCCTGCGGCTTTGAGCAGCACGCTGTCTCGAGCGGCCATGAGCGCCTCGTCGAATCCGGGCTTCCCGACAGCCGTAGACAGCTCCTGCGCTTTGCTCGAGATAAACGCCGCCACGTCCTCGACGCTATCCTCGAAAGTCGCCCCGACGTCGGTGGCTTGCTTCCGAATCTCCGTAAGGATGTCTTGGCCAATTGCTTTGAGGATCTCCGCTTTATCTGGCATTCGTCCTCCTAGTTGAGCAGCGCCGGCGAGCGCGTGATGTAGGCCCGCAGCGCGTTGTCAAAGTCCCGAGCGCGTTGCCGCATGAGCTGGGCCGCCTCAGCCGAGACAATGTTAGCGTCCTGCTTTGCTTCAATCCCGAGCTCGACGAGCTCCTGCACGCGCCCCCATGTGACGATGGCATCTTGGCGCAGCGCCTCGTCGTCCCCACCGCGCACAATGCTGAAGAACGCATCGATGGTTGCGTTGGCTGACCCTTGCAGCTCGGCCGGCAGCGTGGCCGCGCCGGCCAGCGCATCCTTTTCCAGCCCGTAGCTGGCGAGCTGCATAGCAGGCACCAGAACGTCCTCACGAGCTTTCTGGGCCGCGCAGCCCGACATCGTTGCCGCCGTAAGGGCCAGCGGAATCGCTGTCACAGACGCGGCCATGATCGACACGACCAGGCAGTAAGATCGCACTGTCTGATTGCTCACGGCGTTTCCTTCCTGATCTTGGCGCGCTCCCGCGCCTGCTTCCCTTGCCACAGCGACTCCAGGACCGTCACCACGACGGCCGCGTGCGTCTCTGTGAATTCAAAGTCGAGCCCGTACCAGTAATTGCCGGCAGCCACGAGCAGCGCCAGCGCCTGGACGATCAGCTTGCTCAGTCCCAGCTTGCTCTTGTGCGCCGGCAGCGGCTTGCGGTCAGATCCTTCCGTCATCATTCCTCCTCAGGCAGACGTTTCAGAATCTCGAGCAGGGTAGCCTCGACGGTGCTAATCCGATCGCCGTTGCGTTGCACTTCGGACAGCCCCGTGTTGACGGTTACGACCCAGCCTGCGGTAGCCGAGGCGATGAATGCGAGGGCGGCAAAGATGTGCCGCCAGTTTTCCTTCAGCAAGCCGATCGGGCCGCGCCGAGCTCGATCCGCCGTCGTGAGAACTTCGGAGCTGGCGTATCGGCGCGGCTTTGACGGTGTTGCTACCATCAGGAGATGCGGCACGGCTTCTCCGTCAGCCTTACGCTGCGTCACAGCCACGTGCACGGGCACGTTGCCGTTGTTCTTGCGGTTGTACGACTTCGACATCTCAAAAGTCTGCCGCTGCCCGCTTGTGACCTCGGACAACATCTGCCCAAAGGTAGCCCGCTCGTGCGGTGGCGTGATGTCTCGCCAGGTCAGGCTGCACAGCTCGGAGCTCGCGTATCCGGTCAGCCGCTCAAACGCAGGGTTGACCCAGACGAACTGGCCCATGACGGTCATCTTCGCCATTCCAGCAGGCGAGACGTTCGCCAGTTGGGCCAGATCGTCGGGGGTCGCCATCAGTCTGCCGGCGCGTCAGGCAGCGCTTCGGTGTCTGCGTCTTGCTCAGGCGCAGGCACGAATTTCATGTTGTCGATGTCGATCGTGTAGCCGTTCGGCACTTGGCAGGTCGCTGCGATACCCTCGACGAAGCTCACGAACGAGCTGCGGGCATCCTTGTACATGTCCTGCGTCTGCTTCGCGAAGCTGTGCTTCGCTTTGAGCGCGTCTTGCGCCACCGCCGGAACGTCAATTTCGTGCGTCATTCTTCCCCCTTTGCCAGAGGTTGTGGTTAGGTCGCCGAGTACCCAATGTTCCCGGACGAGTCGATCGTGAGGTAGTAGGTGCCGCTGCTCGGCAATTGCGAAATGCTAGGCCAGGTGACAGTGTAGCTGTTGTTCGTGGCGCCAGCCCGAAGGGCAATCGTGCGCCCACCGGTCGCATCTAGAATAATTTGAGCCGCATTCACGTTACTGGTCGCATCGATGTTGTCGCATCTCATCGTGCCGGTCAGCGTCGGGCTGATCGACTTGACGATGCTGCCGGTGCCCGTCGAGCTTACCCAGCCCAAGCTGGAACTGGAGTTTCTGGTCAGAACGTCGCCCAAAGAGGCAGCCGAAGCATCGAGAATGCCCCACGAGGTTGTGCCGTAAACGAGCAGGTCACCGCCAGCCGGCGTGACGGTGTAGCTGACGTCCGCAAAGCTGTCGAGATTCTGGGACGACATGTCCAGCGCCATCCACTCGAAATCGGTGCCGTTCCACGTCAGGTGATCTCCTGCGCTGGCACTGGCCGCAGACGCCACAGAGGTCACGCTACCAGACAAGCGGCCAATGAATGATTTCTGCGACACAGAGCCCGCGAAAATGTCGCCCGGCGCCAGATAGATGTTCTGCCATGCGGAGCCGGAGTATCTCAGGAACTGGGTCGCACCCAGCGTAGAGAATGACCAGTTGCCGAACAGCTTGTTTTCCCATTGAGACGTGCTGTTGTTGTATTGAAGAAGATGTCCATTCGCAGGCGCCGCGATCGTAACGTCGGACAATCCGTCCAGATCAGACGCGCCGCCGCCGCCGCTGCTGGTGACCCATTCGGGCACCCCGCCGGCGCTTACGCTCAACACTTGACCGCTCGTGCCGATTCCGAGGTTGCCCCACGCCGTCCCGCTCGAGGCGTACAGCAGGTCTCCCGTCGCCTGGGTGGTGATCGTCACGTCGGTCAGGTCGCCGAGGTCGCCCGAGCTCGGCGCTTGCCACGACGGCGAGCCGCTGCTGACGGTCAGGACGTGCCCGTTTGTCCCGATTCCAAGCCGGTCGTAGCCGCTTAGGGTGCGATACAGGATATCGCCCGTCAGGTTGCCAGACGCAGCGGTCAGGTCGCTGGCGTCAACAGTGGCGTCGTTGACCCACCCCGCGCCGCCATAGCGCAGGTAATCGCCCGTCGTCGCGCTGGTGATCGTGACGTCGGTCAGGCCGTCCAAAGTCGTCGAGCCGGTCGTCGGGGTTTCCCAATTGACCGTCGAGGAAGTAGCGGTCAGCACCTGCCCGTCACTGCCAAGCGCCAGCCGCGTGTAGCTGGTGCCGTTGTGGTAAATCAGGTCGCCTTGGGCCTCACCGCTGACAGTCAGGTCCGTGACCAGAAGGCCGCTGACGTTGACCCAATCGCCGATGGCAGCGAGGTACCTCAAATAATCCCCAGTGGCTGGGCTGTTGATGAAAGTATCGTCCAACGCAGCCAGCGTCGTCGAGCCCGTGGTAGGGGTTTCCCAATTGATCGAGGTAGCCGTGGCAGTCAGGACCTGGCCGTCACCGCCACGCGCTAGGCGATCCCAGTTGCTGCCTGTGTAGTAAAGGACGTCCCCGCCCGCTTCGGTTCCGGTGATTGTCACGTCAGTGAGATCGCCGAGCGCAGTTGTCACCGTCGCCCACGCCGGCTCCGTCCCGCTCGATTGCAGGAGCTGGCCGCTCGTGCCGACACCTAGCCGGGTCCAGCCGCTCGCGCCACGGTAGATCAGATCGCCCTGCGCCTCAGACGCAACGGTCAGGTCCCCAACGAGCACTCCGGCATGATCCACCCACGCGGTCCCGTCGTACCGCAAGTAATCGCCTGTCACCGCTGCGGTGATCGTGACGTCGGTCAGGTCATTGAGCGCCGTGCTGAGAGTTGCCCAGGCGGGGGCGCTGGCGCCGGCCTGCAACACCTGACCGCTCGTGCCGAGCGCAAGGTCGATCCAGTTGCTGCCGTCAAAGTAAATCACCGCGCCGGCAGCCGCGCCGGACAGGTCGACATCGCTGAGGTCGCTAATCGGCGGGGTTTCCCATGCTACCGACGTCGCCGTCGAGCGAAGGAACGTGTTGTCAGCGCCTCGAGCCAGTCGATTCCAGTCTCCCCCGTCGTAGTAGATCAGATCGCCTTGAGCCTCAGCCCCGTGGTGCAGCGAGCTGATATCGAGCGTCGACTGGTTTTCCCAGCGGTTCGCCGTGCTGTTGTAGATCAGCAGATCGTTGTTGGCCGGCGTCGTGATCGCGACGTCCGTCAGATTGTTGAGGCCGTGGTCAGACCAGGCGGGCAGGGTCCCGTTGCTAATGAGCTGCTGGCCGTTCGTTCCAATTCCGAGACGAGTCCATCCGCCGGCACTGCGGTAGATCAGATCGCCGGTAGCTTCGCTGGCGACCGTCAGGTCACCGATCGCCAGCCCCGTGGCGTCGACCCACGCGGTACCATCGTGGCGCAGGTAATCGCCGTCTGCGGCGGTCGTGATCGTGACATCGGATAGGCCGCCCAGCGTCGTCGCGCCCGAGCTCGGTGCCGCCCAGACCGGCAAGCCTCCACCATCAACGGTCAGGACGTCGCCCGTCGACCCCACCGCCACGTTGCCCCAGGCGCTCGCGCTGCTGGCGTAAAGCAGATCGCCGGCGGCCTGCGAGGTGATTGTGACGTCAGAAAGCCCGCCCAGCGTGGTCGAGCCCGTCGTCGGGGTTGCCCAGTTGATCGACGTGCCAGTGGCCGTAAGAACTTGCCCGCTGCCGCCTCGAGCTAAGCGATCCCAATTGCTGCCCGTGTGGTACAGGACGTCGCCCTCAGCCTCGGTGCCTGTAATCGTAACGTCAGTCAGATCGTCCAAAGCCGTCGAGAGGGTGGCCCAGGCTGCGTCTGTCCCGTTCGACTGCAACACTTGACCGCTCGTGCCCAGCGCCAAACGGCCCCACGAGCTCGCGCCTCGATACATGAGGTCGCCTTGCGCTTGCGACGGGACGCTCAGATCAGCAGCTTGCACGCCAGGGTGATCGACCCATTCAGTCCCGTCGTATCGCAAGTAATCACCGGAGCCCGCAGACGTGATCGTCACGTCTGTGAGCGCCGCCAGCGTCGTGACGCCCGTCGTCGGGGTTTGCCACGACAAAGCACCCGACACGACGGTCAGCACTTGGTTGTCGCTGCCCTTTGCCAGATTGCCCCAGGCGCTTGCGCTGCTGGCATACAGCAAATCGCCGGCGGCCTGCGCACCGATCGAAACGTCAGACAAGCCGCCCAGCGTCGTCGCGCCCGAACTCGGCGTCTGCCAGCTCGGCTCGCCGGCTTGGACGGTGAGAACGTCGCCGGCCGATCCGATCGTGAGCGACACCCACTGCGAGGTGCCCGAGTCGTACCACAGCAGGTCGCCGTCTGCGGCGGTCACCGTCACATCGCTAAGGTCGCCGATCGAATCCACGAGCGCCACGGTCTCGTTGACCCACTTACCGCTCGAGTACCGCAGGAACTGATCCTCGGTCGGAGTGCTCAAGGTGACGTCAGAAAGCCCGCCCAGCGTGGTCGAGCCCGTCGTCGGGGTTTGCCACGACAAAGCACCCGACACCACCGTCAGCACTTGGTTGTCGCTGCCCTTTGCCAGATTGCCCCAGGCGCTTGCGCTGCTGGCATACAGCAAATCGCCGGCAGCCTGCGCACCGATCGAAACGTCAGACAAGCCGCCCAGCGTCGTCGCGCCCGAACTCGGCGTCTGCCAGCTCGGCTCGCCGGCCTGCACGGTGAGAACGTCGCCGGCCGATCCGATCGTGAGCGCCACCCACTGCGAGGTGCCCGAGTCGTACCACAGCATGTCGCCGTCTGCGGCGGTCACCGTCACATCGCTAAGGTCACCGATCGAATCCACGAGCGCCACGGTCTCGTTGACCCACGCACCGCTCGAGTACCGCAGGAACTGATCCTCGGTCGGGGTGCTCAAGGTGACGTCAGACAGCCCGCCTAGCGTCGTGACGCCGCTGGCCGCGCCTTGCCACGACGGAATGCCGCTCGAGTTGACCGTCAGCACCTGACCGTTAGTACCTGCGGCCAGCCGCGTGAACGTGCCCCCGCTGCGGTAAATCAGGTCACCGTCTGCTGCGCTTGGGTGACTCAAGTCACCGAGCAGGACGCCGGGATGGTCGACGAAGTTGCTACCGTCATGCCGGAGGTATCGCCCGGAGGCCGGTGCGCTGATCGCGACGTCCGACAGCCCGTCCAGGCTCGTCGCACCGAGCTGCACAGTTTCCCAGTTGATTGAGCTGGCCGTTGCCCGCAGAAACTGATCGCTGTTGCCTCGTGCCAAACGAGTCCAGCTCGTGCCGTTGTAGTAAGCCAGATCGCCCTGCGACTCTCCGGCGACCGTCAGGTCGGTCAGTAGCGGGTCGGCGTTTACCCAGCCGGAGCCGTCATAACGCAAAGTTTGACCAAGAGTAGCCGTCGTGATTGTGACGTCAGTCAGATCATTCAAGGCCACCGAGGTGCTAGCCGCCGCTTGCCACGACGGCGTAGTCCCCGCGCCGTTGCTCGTCAGGACGTAGGTGGCCGTGCCGGCAGCCAGTCGCTGATACGCAGACGCACCGCGCACGAGAATATCACCCTGCGCGTCACTACCGGCGATGATATCGCCCGCCGTGACCCCCGTGTTGTTGACCCACGCGGCCCCGCTGTACCGCAAGTAATCACCAGCAGCCTCGGACGTCAGGGTGACGTCGTTGAGGGCATCCAGCGTGTTCTTTCCCGTCACCGGAGTCGTCCACTGCGGCGCGGTGCCGCTGGACGTCAGAACGTCGCCGTTGTTGGACGACACCGCCAAGCGATTCCAGTTAGTGCCGTCGTAGTAGATCAGATCGCCCCGGGTCTGGGCGGTGATGTTCAGCTTGTCGATGTCGAGCTGCGTGCTGTTGACGAAAGTCGATCCGTCATGCCGGATATAGGCACCGGCAGCCGGCGTGCCCGTGATCGTGACGTCCGACAGATCGTTGAGCTGGGTAGCGCCTGTGGCACCGCCGCTCACCCACGTCAGGTTGCCGCTGCCGTCGTTTTGCAGGAACTGGTTAGATCCTCCCTGCGTAGCCGGCAGCTTCAACACGTAATCGCCAGCCAGGGTAGCAGGAGCGCAGATCGTGATCGTGTCGGTGCCATCCGTCACGATAAGGCCGGTCTCAGAATCGAGCAGCAGGCACGGCAGCCACGTCGTGTTGCTGTCGTTTCGCACGTACAGCGTCGAGTCGGTGGTGTTGTACCACTTCATCCCGGCTTCGGGGCTGCTCGGCGCAGTAGTGCCGCGAAACCACTTCGCGACTTGATCGAATGCGTCGTTGATCTGGTTTACGCCCTGATCGAGCGCGTCGGCGGGATTGACCGGGTTGTAGGCCATCGCTTACCTGCTCTCCAGCGTGAGGTGGAGCTGCTCGATCTGGGGTGCCCAGGCCGCCTCGCTCGGTGTGATGCTGAATCTGAACTGAAAGTAGCGCAATCCCGTGGTCGGGGTGCCACCGATCACGGCGCTGCTGACGGTCGGCACGCCTAGATAGGTGTAATCCGACCAGTTGCTGTTGTCGGCGCTGGCACGAAACTCGAGCGCGTATGCGTTGCGCCAGTCGCCAGGCACCACGTAATCGTGCCAGTTGTTATCTCGAGCTGGCTGCGTGTTGAACGTCAGGGAGCTCGTCCACCCAAGCCCGGCCGGGTTGCGCGTGTGCCAGACCGCGCCGATCTTGTAGGTGCCGCCGGCGCCCGTGTCGATCGAAGGAGTTTCGTACACGCACGGCAGCGTGTTGTCGGTAAAGAAAAGAATGCCTGACGTATTGGTCAGGTTCGTCAGCGTGCCCGGCCACGACAGCGATCGTTGGTTGCTGTGCTGGGCCGTCGTGCTGCCCCAGTCGATCAGGCTGCCTGCGGCGGTGGTGATGACCGAGGTGTTCCCGTATACGCCAGCCGAGCTGATTGCTCTAACGAAGAAGCGCTCTGCGATCGTGGAGCCGTGCGTCGGTGCCCACTGCTGCGTCTCTAGCACCGTCGTCGAGGTCACCCCCACGATCAGGCTGCCGACCCACTCTGCGCCCCGGCGCACCTCGTAGTGGCTGACGGGAATGTTGTTGACCGCGTTCCACGTCAGGTTGAGGTAGTCGCCCCCGTTGTAGGAGTAGGCGAAGTTAGGCGGGGCGTCCGGTACGATCTGCCCCGCGCCCGTGATCGTGATCTCGGCGATGCTGCACGTGCCCGGGGTTCGAGAAGCACCGAGCGTCGATTCCGCCATGACCGCGATCTCATAGGTGTGACCGAGCTCGAACATGCCCGATAGCAGTATCGTCTGCTGCGGAAACGCCACCTCGTCGACCAGTTGGTAGTTGCCAATGACCGGGGTCTTCCCCACGGGATCAGCAGTGATGTCTCGCAGGTGGATCGTCGCCCCGCCGATATCTGCGTCTGTCGGGTACGTCCAGGACACCTCCACGCCGTAGTCGAGGCCGCCGCCGGCCACAACGGGCCTCTCGATCGCGACGAGCTGCGACACGCAGCCCGGGACGCCGTAGGGGCTGGGCAGGTCGGTGTAGGTGATCGTGTCGAGCAGGCCGACGTCATCCTCGTGGATGCGCTCGTCGTAGACCACGCCGGCGACGTACCGGGTCAGATTCGGCGAGGTCCGTAGGTCCGTGACTTTGACCAGGCGCGTCGATCGAAGCTGCTTTCCCATGCTGTAGACCGAGCCCGCCGTCACCGCGTAGGTGAAAGCCGTACTGACCGTCAGAAACGTGCCAGCCGTGTAGGTGCCTGCCGGGTCAGTGATTGTGCGGATGTCGATCGTGTCGTCAGGGTGCCGCACGCAAACCTCGTAGGTTTCGCCTTCCTCGAGCACGACGTCACGATCAAAGACCACGAGCACGTTGAACTTGGCCCCGGTCGGTATCTTGCCGCTGTAGCCCCACTGCGGCAGATCGTGCGCCACGCGGATCAGGTCGCCGGCCTCGCACAGCACCGCGTCAAGGTCGGCCTCAAACTCGACTGTCTGCGTGAGCTTTTGCAGGTTCATGGCGAACCGGGCCTCGCGCACCGCCTGGCTGCGGCGCGTGATGCCGAATCTGTCGATTGTCGTGGTGCGCTGCGGCAGCCCCAGCTCGAGCGCGTCTTGATCGTCGATACCCTCGACATCGACGAGGTAATCCATGTCTTTGTTCAGGTATCGAACTTCGACCCGTGTAGTGCGCAGCTTGTTCGATACCCATGTCTGGCGCCACGAGTCGCGCTTGATGTTTGCCATCGTGAAGAGCTGCACAGGCTGTCGCGCCTTCTCAACTTTGACGCGGATCGTATCGCCCACGATCACGAACATGGCCCGGCTCGTCGCTGCAATTTGCAGCAGCGTGTTCCAAGCGTTGCCGTCGCCGTCGATCACTGCGTCAAACGTGCAACGGGCCTCAAGGTTACCAGTGCCGTCATCGACCTGCTCGTCGCAGTAGTCGGCCCAATCTTTGAACGATTGCAGATCCACGTTGGTGTAATCGAACCAGCGGCCCATGCCGTACCGCGCATTGAGCAGCAGATCGAGCGCACACCACGCCGGGTTGTTGTAGGGGCTGGCGTCGACGAACGTTGGATTGTCGGCGTCGAGACCGTCCCATTTCTGAATCTTACGACCTCGAATCGTCTGCGTGATCGTCGGCAGCGAACCGCTGGCGCTGCGGTCAGCTTCGATGCGCAGCCGCGTGTGAGCGACGTTCGGGTACTGCGCATCCGAGTCAATCACCTCGGTGATCGAGTCCAGGAACAGGTCGTGGTGATAGGCTGACGACGTGGGTGAAGCCTTCCAGTTTTGGATCTGCACGTCGTACACGTCACGCGACGGCAATTGCAGCTCCTCGACGGTCGTGAACGGTGCGATCTGATTGCCCGTGACAAAGCGATTCTGCCACGGTGACCACACGCCAGTCGGGGCGCTGGCGAGCCGGTAGCGCACGCGGAAAGCCGTCGTTTCAGGGTTGCTGTTGCCGTTCGTCGGGTTGAGGTAAATCAGACCACGAGGGTGCGTCACGTTGAATCGCACGCGATCGACCGACTGGTTGGTCTGGTAGTCCAGGATCGGGCCACCCTGCCACGTTGTGGTGTCGTTCGGGTCGCCGTTGGGGTTGTTTACGAGCTCGAGGCCGACGCTGTAGAGCTGGAACTGACCGCCGCCGCCTAGCGGGCTCTGGTAGTTTGCGCCCAGATTGTGCTCGACCGTAACCCGAGCTCCGTAGGCTGACAGCTCGTTGCCGTTGATCCGCGTCTCGAGCACGGCGTCGATCTCGCCCTCACACAGAGCCAGCACCAGATCGAGCGCGTTGCCGAAGTTTTCGCCCGTGATATACGGGTTGTTGCCTTCCAAGTTGACGCTGACGATGTTGCCGCCGACGACGTGTGTCCCGTAAACAATCGGGATTGGCAGACCCGAGCTGGCAGTGTTCTCGATGCCGTCAAAGCTGTAGGTTTTGCTTTGGGCATTCTCGAACGGGTTATCGACATCCGGCTCTCCCCAGATTGCGTTGATTCCCAAGCCGATGCCGTACGCGATAACGGCAGTAACCAACGCTTCGACGATCATCGCGCCAGTGATCGGCTCGCCGGGCAAATGCACGAAAGCCAAATCGTCGCTGTACTGGACCTGCCGATCTTGCCAGTCGCCGTGGTAGATCAGCTCACCGTTGGCCACGCAGGCGTAGTGCGAATCTGTCAGCGCCTCAGCCGGCGCGTAATCAGCGACAGTAGCGTCATCCCGGTACAGCCGCAGCTCAGTCTCTGTCACGCGGCAGTGCGGCCACGCGGTTACGCGATGCACGCGGATCATTCGTACACCCCGCTGTAGCGAACGCAGGCGACGGCAAAATGCCGCAGCCTCGACCATCGGATTGCGTGTACGCCGTGCCGCAGTGTCGATTGCAACATCAACGTCGGCGTAACCATGATGGCGCAGTGCCTGGCGACCCCGTTATGTTCAGATTGGCTACTGCGTATCGGCCCACGGACTAACGCTACGTCACCAATGCTTTGACAGCTCTGAACGGGTGTCCAGACCGCGTGATCGAGTTTTGCCGTCTCAATATTGCGGTCAGGGAACTGCTCGCGGATCTGCACCGGAATCTGATATTTCCACCCCAGCCTGGCGAAAACTTCGGCCACGAGGGTGAAACAATCGTAAGCGTGCCCTGATTCGCGCCACCCGTACGGGAGGCCGATCAAGTCGCTGTAATCCAGCATCGTGTCACGCTGCACGTCACTGCCTCCGGCGCGGGATTGTGGGGAAGCCACCAAATCGAGCCGGCCACAGACTGGTCTGGCCAGCGTCGGTGTACTGCTGCCCGTGCCATTCGCAGCCACCGATTCCGGTGCGCAGTTTGGTGCAGGCCGCGCTGTCGCCGACGCCGGCAGGCAACGACGGCAAGCTCCAGCCGCACTCGGGCGACTTGAACTCCCATCGGCACCGCGATCGACTGTAGATCTGGTGCGGCATTTTGACCTCAACAAGCGGAAGCTGCGACAGGCGAAACGTGACGCGCTCGGCGTCAGCAAATGAGCTCGTGATCGTGAATTGCTGCGACACTGCGGCGCTGGCGTCTGACAGCAGTGCTGTGCTCACGATATAGAGCTTCACGGAACGATCCAGAAGCCCGTTCCGCCGCTCCAGAAAGCTCTGAACCTCGCGGGTCGCGTTGCTGACCGACACGTCCAGCACGGGCAGATCGCCGCGTGCGTTCTCCTCCAGCTCGCTGATGCTGATCGGGAATCGCTTGTAGGTGCGGCCGTTAAAGGTCACATCTTCCTCGTTATTGACGAGGAAAACCCACTCAGCG